GCAAGGTATGGTAATGCTGGTTTGATTTCATTAGGTATAATTTTATCTAATACCTTCGATACTGGTTTGAATATTTTTTTAAATAATCCCATAGTTTCTCTTTATATTATGTAGTGATAGCAAGTACGCAAAGCTTGTAAATAGGCGAGTGTATCACAATTTACAAGGTTTTTATACATTCGTCAATCGCTGATGTTAAAGCCAGCGCCTATCTTTATTTCTTCTACAGTCACATTTACATCCCTTCGTATATGTTCAGATTTTGTAGGTGTATTAGCATTTTGAACGTCTGCTAAAGCCTCGGCATCTGACATATATTCTTGGCCTGTTTCTGT